TAAGCTATTTGATAATCTGTTGATGCTGATGAATCAGTTACTGATACTATAACTATCTTTGAACCTGATTCATTTGTTAATTGAATATTTTGTACAATAGATCTTGAGTTAGAAGGAACAGTATATACAGATACCGCTCCAGTTCCTGAAGGATCGTAAAATGAATTTCTATAAATATTTGCCATTATGTTAAATCATACCATTTTAATAAACCAGATACATCACCATTTGCTGATCCTGGTCTTACACCTAATGTTAAAGTATCAGATGTTCCACTAATTGTTTGTCCAAGTTGATTTGAAAATGCTATAAAATCTCCACCTAAAGTAAAAGGTGCGGTTTTACCTCCTAAATATCCTCCAGCAATTCTAGTTCCTGTTGCAGTTAAATCAACTGTTGTTAAGTCATATTCTACATTATCACTAAAGCTTGTATAAGAAAATGCAGAAGATGGAGTAGCATTAATAAACAATCCCCATTCAAAATCTCCATTAGATATATTCAAAACATCTATTCCAGCTGGAACTATTACAGCATAAGGTCTTGACGATTTAATTTTAATAGTTGCAATATTATAATAAGTATTAGCGGTTGTTAAATTTACACCAGCATTAATTTGAGAAGTTCCAATCATTTGTTCTAATCCTTCTGGAGAATAGCCACCTTCTGAAATACAAGAAGAACATATTTGTTGTAATGTATAAGTACCTGCAGTTAAAGTTCCAGATCTTTCTATTTCATATCTTATTGGTAAGTTAGCTGTTTGCATATAAACAGTTGTTAAACTATTTGCATTATAGAAAGTATGTGCTGTAATTAATTGACCATTAATAACAAATCCAACTCTAACAGATCCAACACCTAACCATTCAATATCTATAAATAATATGTTTGATTTATCAGCAGATAATGTAAATCCACTTGCACCAGTTCCATTTAACTTATCCCCGTTCCACGCTGATTGATTAATTTCAGTATCAACAGCTGCACCTGATGTATAAGTACGTCTTACGATTTGATAACCTGTACCTGTATCTTGAAAAAATATTCCATTATTAGCATCAAATAAACCTACCTTTTGTTTAAGATTTTCAGTCTGTGCATTCATTACAAAGGTATTAAAAATAAGCAATGATTTACCTGGTTGATAAGACATTACTCTTTTAGATTGTCTTATTGTTTTAGAATTAGCTGCTTCTGTTACATTTAAATTAACTGTTGATTTGTTTGCTGTATAAGTAACTGTTCCACCATTTGCTGTTGATTCATCAAATAGTGAATTCTTTGACATAATGTTTTTACTGTCAAATATTGTAAGAGGATTTGAAACTCGAAGTCTTCCAAAGGCATCTAGATTATTACCACCAAAGGTAACTAACTCACCATTACCTATATTTATATTATTGCAACTCATTAACAGCCAAACCTCATATTATACCAAGTAAATCTTTGAAGCTCTTGTTTTAGTTCTTCTTGAAAAGAAAAATTTAATTGATCTTTTAAAGTTTCCAACGCTTGATTAATTTGTCTAATACTTTCTTGTGTATAGACCGGTTGTGGTTCTGGTATATATAAATTTATTTTAGCCATTATGTTTGTGGAGCACTTCCGCCTCTACCATCTGGTTGTATATCTACTCTGAATATACCATAACGCCAGTTGTCATTAAGTGCATCATTTTCAATTTTTATTGCTGCAAGTCTCCCTCGCGCGCGCGTGTCTATCTTATCTGTTGTAGAGGATACTGTAAATGGTCCAACAGTTGTTAGTCCCTGTGCCGTGGTCACATCTGCAGGATAAGCTCTAAAGAATAAAGTTACTTTTGTATTACCATCTAAGTATTTAAAGTCAGGTATAAATCTTCTTACTTTAATAAAGAACTCACCGTCTCCTTCTATATCTAAGTCAAAATCTCCTGATTTAACAAAGGCAGGTATAGCAATACTTGTTGTATTATTACTTGTTAAATTTAATACTTCATTTACACCTATCTCATGTGCAAATACATAACTACCTCCGTCAGTTATTCCGTTTACTGTTGGTTTATTTGGAGTTAAAGTGCTTAAATATTTAGTTGCAGTAGGATACTCTAACACATGTGAATCTTCATACGTTGTTCTTGCAAGTGTTCCTGTAGTCCATGATTTAAGATTATAATTATAAGTAACCACTCTATCTATTTGAGAAGATGAGGATTGTGGATAGAACCAATTAATTTCAGAATATAAACTATTATGTCCTGCAAATACTAATTCACCATTTGTAAAGTTAAGTCCTAAACTATCTCCTTGAGTCGTAAATACAAAGTCTTCAACTTCGGAAGGCAATGTTTTGACTGTTCCATCAAATACAAAGAAGTTACCAGAATCACCCATCCAATATACAGCTCCATCTACGAATACCGCTGCATGTTGACCAATACAACCACAGTTAGTACCAACTTGACGAATGCTAAATGTAAATGGTGGTCCTACAAACTGCATTGTATATGCTGCTTCATCTGTTAAAACTAACATGTAATCTTTACCTTTAACTGCTGCTACAATTCTGCTTCCATTATCTAATCTAAATGTACCTGCTGTATTAGTTGAAGTTGGTTCATATACTTGAATATCTTCTTGATCTGAAAATCTAATAAACATTGGATCTTGAGTTGAAGGACTTCCAATTGTAGTTTCCGTTCCAAAATGAACTAAATGTCTATCTCTATCTGATACTCTTGTTAATACTGTTGCTGTAGGATTACCTGATATAACTGTTGCTCTTGAACTTACGCCAGCTCCTGCATTTGGATCCCATGAAAAAGTTTTTCCATTTTTAATCGTTGCAATTAAGAGTTCTCCAAAATTATCTAATGACCATGATCCTGCAGCAATGGTCGTATTAGAAACTGTTCTTGCAGTACCCCAAGTAGACAAGCTCCACGTACCTGCTCCCCATCCATAACCAAGTGTCGCTGCAATTGGTCCTATTGTTTCATAAGGATTTGTAGTAATTGTTCCTCCTGCAGTAACTCCTGTTCCAGTTTCCGTTGCAGGCATTGTTACTGTAAAGGTATTTACAGTTGGAGTTGTTTTAACTTCAAAAGTATTAGTCGTAAAATTTGCTGAAGTAAAACTAGTTGTTGGAGCTCCTGGTGTTGTTACAGATGAAAATGTAATTAAATCACCAACTTCAAGGTCGTGTGCAGTTTTATTAATTGTTACAGTTGCAGATCCTGTTATTGACGTATAAGTACAAGAAGTTAAAGCAGTTGCTAAAGGAGTAATATCATAAAATACCTCATCAAAAAGAACATATAAAACTTTATTTGTACCAATAGCAGCATAACGTCTACCAGTTAAATCAAACCAAGAATGTATGTCCCTAGCTGCTCCTACTAATATAGATGAATTAATTTGTTGCCAACCGCCTATTTTTTCAGGTGATCCGTATTGAAAACGTACGTTATCCCCATCAATCCAACGTCCCTCTGCTTGAGATGCTGTATCATTTTTATCAAAACCTGGAGGTAATGGTATCTTTTTTAATGGCATATTAATCTTTATTATAACACTATTTTTTAGGTAAGATAATATTCCAGTCTATATTTTTAAGTAATTCTTCTAATTTTACTTCTTTTAAACTATGTTCTTGCATATATTTAATAAACTCTTGAGTGTCTATTAAAATCCAATTTTGATCATCTTCAAACAATACTTTATCAGCATTACTTTTAGAATTAATAAGCTTTCCTTTTTTATCTTGTGGGAAATCACTTAAATAACGTATATCAAATTTATAATATTGATTAGATTCTTTTAATAATCCTTCAACTTGATAATTATTATTTTCATGCCATGTTACATTTGTAAGGTGTTTATTTACAAACTCAATGTTCATTAAAAGTAATTAAAATTAATTACTATTCTTTTTTCTGTATCTGTTTGACTTACCGCACAATGTTCAAGATTAGAATCAAATATTAATATTTTATTTTCTTCACATTTTATTTTTGTTTTCTTGTTAAATTCTGTATATCCATTACAATTATTTAAATATAATA